TGACAATGACACTACGCGCATACAAAATCGGCGATGACAAGCCGCTTAAAGAGGGCGATCGTCTCACGGACTTCCGCGCAGATACGTGGTTTTTTGTCGGATTGACACTCGGTGGTAGGCGTATCCATGTGCGGCAAAATCAATTCGACACGTACGGGCGCGAGTTTTATCCGGCGGTGTTTGACTTGATCGTTAGAGAGGAAAAGTAAATGGCGTCACCATACGACACATGCGAAGGATGCGGCAACGAACATCGCTATTGCGAATGTGCGATACAGTTTGCCGATCCGGGCGGGCGATCATCACTACGCGCGGCAACATCGCGCAATCCGCGCAATCGCCCCTGTCCAACATGCGGACGCAAAAACAAGCTGACACCGGCTGATGTTGCGGCAGGGTATCAATGTGACACCTGCGCGGACATTGCAGAAAGGGGAGGGGAGTATGACTGATATTCACTACGATTCTCACTGTCGCGGCACGGTGACTGTCACGGATCGCAAGGGACATACGATCATTACGCACGCGATCGACTGGCCGTTAGACGACAACTACAACGCGCAGCGCGAGGCGGAACACGAACAATCGGAAATCTACCGACGCGAGGCGGCAAAGCGTGAACCCGGCTCTTATTTCATCTTCACCAATTGGAAACCGGCGGAAGATGAACCGGAACCGGAAGCGTTTAACCCGGTGTTCAATAAGCGCAACTGGCGGAGGTAACAAAAATGCTGATAGTTCGACAATGGAAACTCGACTTGTCCACCGGCGACGGGATCGGCAATAACAGCGGTTGGAATGACACGCGATCGCGGTTGTGGGTTCTGGTGTCAGACAAAGACCCGGAGCATGCAATCATCGTGAGCGATGACCAGAATGAACTTGAAACGTTCGCGAAATGCAATCTTGAAGGCGGTAGAAGAAATCCGCCTTACACACCATCGATACAGGTGGTGGTAACAATGGACGACGAAACCTTTAATCGTTCCCTTGTGCAATATGCACAACTGGCCGGCCACTATCGCGGCACGATACAAGGCGCAATGGCGTTGCTTTGTACCGGCATGACAAAAGAGGAAATCCACGCATGGCTAGACAATTCGCTAAAGGAAGCGGAACCGGTAGAGGCGGCGTTACGGGGCACACTGCCACCCGACACGCCGCGCGGCCTGGGAACAATACCCAACCCGCGCCGGTGAAACGGCGGATTTCCGGGGCGGCGGCGGCAAAGCGGCTGGCGCGGCTGGCGGCGGAGGTAGACGAGTTGATCCGCCGGCAACCGATAATGACAAGTGCGTATGACCAACGGGAATTGATGCGCCGGGATTGGTTGCGGTTCCATGGGCGCGCCCAGCAAAACCTACGTTACGGCAATCACGAATAGAGCCGCACTGGTGACGCTGTAGGCGTGAGAAACCCCCGGCGGGGCATCCCCACCGGGGGTTTCCTTTTGCCTGCTAGACGCGGCGCAGCGCGTCCGGCAAGCGATCCTGGCCGATGCTCCCGTCAGCCAAGCACTTGGGGCGCGGGCGCCGGCGGCGCGGGCGGCGGCGGCGGCGCGATCGTGCGTTCGAGATCGGCGAACATCTGGCCGAGCAGGCCGACACCCTGTCGGGCATTGACGATCATATCGTGATTCCAGTTCGCCCCGGCGAGGTTTTGGACATCGGCGACCAGCGCGGGCGCGTTGCCGAGCAGCAAAAGCAGCGCGTTGACGATCGAAAGCGGGTTCATTCTTTTGTCCTTTCTGTCGGTTGTGATTGCCGATTATGGCGTTTACAAGCCTTGGTATTGTAGTGCGGACACGCGTGGCGTTCTAGGTGTTTAACCCGCATCTTCATAGAGCGGGATTGTTTGACGAGTTCCGTTATATCATGTTGAATTTTGGCATTGCGCGCGGTATTGGCGCGATGAAGAAATATGATCAGCGGCACTCCCGCAACCGCCATCAGATTGACGACTTGTAGCCAATCGCCAAACGTCATTTGTCGGTAACACCAAGCAAGCCTTGCCAGCGCGCGACGGCGTCCGCGTATTTGATGGTGTACGCTTCATCGAATACCGGCGCGTCGGTGCCGTCGGTGGTTTCGCCTTGCCGGCCTTGCTGCGCAATCCAATTGCGCACATGCGACACGACGGCACCGGGACCGGCATTGTAGGAACCGGATAATTCATCGTCGGTTGGATCGCGGCCCAGGTGCAATTGCAGATAGTCATAGAAATGATCGAGAACCTTGATTCCGTATTGCACGCTGGTGACGGGGACGAACAGTTCCGACGCGTCACCGTTGAACCCGAACGGTCGCACGGTGCCGAGCAGGGTTTGCATCAAGCCATAGCTGGCATCGTTGATACGGGGTTCGCGCCGATAGGCGCGCGGGTTGAAACTACTTTCGATTTGACAGAATGCCATGATTTCGGCGGGCGACCAATCGAGCGCGACACCGTAGGTGTCGGGATCATTCAGCACGGTGTAAACCGCGACAAGCGCCTCGCGCTCATTGTACGAAATCGCGGTCGGAATGTAGTTGTAGGTGGTGGATTTCGGATCGCTCATGTTATCCTCGCGCCGGTGAAGTTTGCGAACGTTCCTTACTGAGTGCCCATGCGGCAACACCAATAAGGATCAATGCCAATAATACCAAACCAAAGCGCACAAGGTAATCACCGATAATTGTTACAAGCGTATTCCACCACTGCGCACCAGCGTTCGCCAAGCCACCGGTTCCACCGGTGCCCAAATCACCGGGCATACCTTCACCGGCACCCGCACCGCCGGGTGGCGTAAGGCCGGGGGTGCCGGGCAAGGCAACGGCGCCGGTGTCGGGATTGAAATAGGTGCCGGTATCGGGATTGTAAATGAACCCTGGCGATGAGGCAGTACCCGGCGAAAAACCTTCCGAACCCGGCAAACCATCTGTCAGCGTGCCGGGACTGCTTGTTGTGTAACCGGGTGTAGCAGCAAAACCAGCCGCCGCCGAATTGCAACCGGGGCAAGTCCAATTACTGATGGGGGTTACAAGCGCAACGCTTGATTGAACATCGGCAGGTGCGGTGTTTGCCGTAGGGTAGACGGATAGATCAACACCGGCGGCGGGTGCGTAAGCGTCCCAGGTTGGTGTTGAATATTGGTATAACCCGCAATGTCCGCTGGCATTGCAGATTGTTGGGTTGCCGCTGCTTTCGCTTTGCGCAAGCGCCGGTAGAGCGGCAGGTGTCCAATAGGTGTTTGTATCCGCCATCGGACTTAAAGTCCAAGTGCCGCGCGTGCGCTCGCAACGTTGGCGGATAATTTGGCGATGGCGCCACCGGGATTTGCCGGTTTCGGACCGGGCAAACCGAGCGTCGGGTCGTATAGCTGTTGAATTTGAATATTCTCGCTCGGATTGGCGAGCGATCCGGCAACGGCAGTGCTGAAATTGGTTGTTGCCACCGTGGCAAAATCGTTTGCCGAGGTAGTGACAATGCTGGTCAGCGCGGAAGTGCGCGCTTGTGTCTCAGCAACAGCGGCGTTGAGTATGCTGGTCAGATTGGCATTCTGTTCCGCCGCCGTGGTGGTGGCGGTAGTAGTGTCAGCATTGATCTGAGCGATTTGCACCGCGCTCGCATTGGTGTTTTCGGTTGCCGCCAATGTATCCGCGCTCTGTTGTGTTGCCACCTGCGCGGCGGACTGCGTCTGCGCAGTCTGCGCGGCGGCGGCGGATTGCGTGGCGGCTAGATCGTTGCCGCTTTGAACCGACTGCGCGGCGGCGGCATAGTATGCCGCCAAGTCGCTTGACGGTGCTGCGGCGGTTGTTGAACCTTTGCGAAAGAAAATATAAATCAGGATGAGACCAACAACAAATACACCGATGCCCCACAAATAGGGGTGTTCTTTGAACGATGCTTTGATGCCGCCCCAAGTTTCCGACACTGCTGTAACCCTTTATGGGCCACCGAGATTGCCGGGCGGCAATCCGATACCGGCGGCGGCGGCTTGTTGCAATGCCAAAATTGCATCCTGGGTGTACATATATTCAGCGGCAGGCGATGGCGGTTGCATGTTCGATGACTGACCAAGGCCGGCGCCTAACGCGTGTTGCACGTAAATATCAGCCGGTGGCTGGTAGACCTTGAACTGAAATTTGTTGTTGTAGCCAGCCGCCACCGGGTATTCCGGCAAGCCATGCGTCGCCAGCGCAAACGCGGGGGCGCCGGGTGTAAATTCACGGCGGTGCGTATAGGTGTAGCTGAGCGGAAGCGGCGCAAAACGCGGCGCCGGCAAATGCGGACTGGCTACCGGATTTGGCTGGTCAGTCCAAGAAATGCGCGGGTTCTTTTTGCGCCACAAACCCATGACATCACCTAGCCGAAAAATCCGACTTGCGGCATACCGAGCGACATAGGGCCGCCAGGATATGCTGTATTGATCGTGTAGCGCGCGCCCGTCACCGGCGCTTCCGCAACACCGAGCGAATTGACAAAACCCGATGCGCCGGCCTGTATCACCGCTGGCGTCTGCGCGTTGCGCGACACGATCACGGCAACGGTTGCCAAGCCGACGATTGCCAGCGCGACGGTCACAATGCCTTCGGTTAATTGGTTCATGAGTGTATCTGCCCGTTGACGGCACCAACCGGTGACACGGCGGCGGTGATGAGTGACGATAACGCATTGCCGCCGGAAGTGATGACATCTGACGTTTTTGCATTTTGGCCGACCAACACCGAGATAATCGCAAGGCCGATGATGGCACCAACGATTGAGGCGATGGCGACAGCGGCGTTGTTCATGGTAGTAAACTCCCAACTGCGCCAGCGGCGCCGGATGACATTGTCGATGTTGGCGAGGCGCCGGTACTGCCGGTGATAACGATAGGTGCCGGACCGGTAAACTGCGGTTCCTTTTGTGCCGCCGGTGGCGAATAACTGGTGTTGGTCAAGGCGCCTTGGAACTGCGCGAAAAAGCCTTTGTTCGCGAGAAACATCGCCAGTAACACCAGCAAGATAAACAACCGCGATGGGGTTTGAAATTTCGGAATGTAACCGATCATTCCGACTAACACCACGGCACCAATCCACGGCAGGAAACTACCGACGCCGGTGAAATCACCGGCAAACAATGTGCCAAGCTGTTTGTACGTGCCGTTGAATGCGCTAGCGGCAAGCGCAACGCCGACAATGAGAAGCGCGAGCGGCATTAGATGAACACCGCAATATAGGACGGCAACTCGCCGCGAAGCGTGATGAATACGACAAACGCGATAAAGAGCGCGCCGACGATCACCGTGCTTTGTGACATTGCCGCACCGCCGCTACCCGATAACCGGCAGGCCGAATGACGTTTTCTTGCCGAGAACGTATCCGCCGACGACAGCGAGCAGGATAATCAGCACATAATGCCGGTTTTGCATTGGTCACTGCTCCAAACGGTTGACAACCATTTTCCACATGATCGCGGAAATGATGACCAGCCCGGTTAGCAGGAACACATGAACCGCATCCATTTGTGTGGTGAACGGCGCCTGCAACCATGCTTTTGTCTCGGCGATCAAATCCATAACGACACTCCCGAATTAGGCGGCGGGGTGGTGGTGTCAACTGCCGGTGAACAGCGTCACCACCACCCCGCGCCCGCTCCCGGCGACGGGAACCGCTAACTGCCGGAAGGCAGTGAACCCGCTTGCATGACGAGATTGCGAATACCGAGCGCTTCGATCCCGAGCAACACCGTCGCGGTCGAGCCGCCGACAGACGACGGGTTAATATCGAACGTGATATTTCCGTATTGCTGAGTGTCGATGGGTCGCTCGCGATGGTCAAAATAGTACATGCCCTTGGGCGGGTCGCAACCGAGGATCAGGCGCGTCCGCAACGCGGCGGTAATCGGGTCGTATTTGATGATGTTGGTAAAGTTCGCCGATTGGATCGCGAAATAGGTTACATCGGTGCCGATGTTCAGCGTCCCCGCGTTGTCGTAGATCGCGGCGGTACTGAGGAACTGCCGGAAATTCGGATAGGGATAGAGGTTGTCTTGGTTGACAACCGGTAGCCCCATGCTGGTGTTGAGCAGCACATAGGCGTAGCTCAGATCGATCAACGGCAGGATCGGTCGATTATTGCGGTCCACCGGGATTTGGTCGAGGTAGTTCTGATACACGGTGACGGTGAAGGTTGTCAGCGTGCCGGCGGCGGCGCCCGCGCTCTGATACATGCCAAGTGTCGGGTCCACACCGGACGCCAGCAACATCGACGGATTAGCCGTCAGTTGCAGCACCGCCTGCGCTGACGTGGTATTCGCCCACAACGCGCCACGCAAATCGTGATCGGTGTAGCACGCCGGGATTTCCATATAATGCACGACGGCGCCGGTGGTGCCGTTGGTGATGCTGGCGGGCGCCGTTTCGGTCGCGGTGAAGATGTTGCCATAGCCGCATGGCGTGTCGGTGGTGTAGGCGGCACCGAACACCCGGCGCCGTTTGGCTGACGACACCAGTTGCATATGCCAGCCTTGCGACTGAACCCGATTGACGTTGTCGAAATCCTGGAAAATGGTCGCGCCCCAGAAATTCGACGCGCCGAACGGCGTCAGCGTCAAATTCTGCGCGCCTGCGGTGATGGTCGCGGTGACCTTCACCATCCATCGCTTGATGAGGCCGACATTGCGAACCGGAATGTTGATGACGGTGCCGACACCGCTGGTGAACGTTCCGGTAAAAATCTGTGACCACATATCGACTGCGGGCGGCTGTCCCGGCGCACCCTTGACGATAAGATCACGGGCAAGCTGATTTGCCTGCGCCGGTGACATTTGCTGTTGCGGCGGCGCCGCCGGCTGGCCGACACCGAACAGGTGACAGACGTTCGGCGACCAGTATTCGCCATTGCACAACCGGCGGAAGCTGCCGGCGCAATCCTGTCCCAACGTGAAGATATCGCCGCGCTTCATGGTCAAGCCTCGCTCGCCTTATTGAGTAGTGTTACGAGAACGCTGGCGATTGCCAGCATGGCGAAAACCGTCAACCAGTTAAGCGGATTGACGATCAAATCTTTGTTGATGAGTGTCACCGGCTATGCCCCACCGAGCGAACCCTTGACACCGCCGTTCTTGAAAAACTGCGTGATGGCGGCAAACAGCATATAGCCGAGTGCCGCCATGATCGTCACGGTGATGAGGTTTTCGACGGTGAACGATAAAAGAACGCCCCGGCCTTCCATAACGTCAACCTTTCGACAATAGAACGGTATTACTACCGTAAAGCTAACGCCACCATCGCCGGGGCAAGCGCGCCTCTAATGTCGCAATAAGAGTACTAGCCGCCGGGACCGGTTGCAAGTCGTATTCTTTGCGTTCCCGCGTGTCATACCATTTTGACCAGTACTCGGGCAAATCATTACTGAATGACACCGGCGCGAATTGTTGCACTGTTTTTTGATCCCGAATATCTTGCACATGAAAAATGGAGAAATATTTTGCCTCACTGAATACAAAGCGAGACACCCATGACGGTTTTTGTGTCAACACGATTAAGGGGATGTGTTTGGAGCGACCTTGTGTCAATAGAGCTTGAAATGCACCCTGATCCTGTTTCGGGATCATGTGCGCTTCATCAAAATAGACACCTATATTTTCTTGGTTCCATATCCGATATAGAAAATCCTCTAGTGCATCACTGTCCCATGGTTGCGGGTGTACAATATACAAACCGGGTTTCTTTGGTAGCGGCGATGACAACGACAATTCAACAATGCGTTTTTTCAATCGCTCGTTATTGAGCAAACGCTCGCGCTTGTAATCAATGATAATCCACGGTTGCGCGCGCGATCGTTGCCAGCCTTTGCGATCGATGTAATAACGCTGTTCATCCGGCAATAGCTTACCATCAATATCATATTCACTGAAATTCGCCCGTGACAACACCCAAACGGCAAGTTGTGTCTTGCCCGTGCCGTTCTGCCCTATAACGGATAGGTGTTCGCTGTTATTTGGCAGGCGAAAAGGCATCGGCAATATTTTAGGGCATGGCAAAAACGTTATACAAAAAACACGCATCGAAAGTTGCCGGTGCGCCTTGTGCCGTTTGCGTGCGCAACTGAAATGACGTGAAGTTGAACAACGCGGTGTTGGAATTAACTACTGTCGGCACCATCAGACTGCCGGCGGTATTGATCGCGGCGGCTGTCAGCGGTGATAGCGCGGTCGCGCCGGCAACCAAATTGGTGCCGCTCGCGCCCGTGCCGGACCATGCGCCAAACGTTGCCGCCGTCAGTGACACCGACGCGTTGCCGAGTAGCAGCGATTGCGCGCGCCAATTCAAGCCGGACCTGGGCAACCAGATATTGAATTGATTGTCATGGTTGGCTTGATTGGCGTCAAGGCCGAGACGACAGACACGCGAAACACCGTTAACCGTGTCACCGGTGTTGTTGCCAATAATATTGTGATTGCCGCTTGCTCCATTGGCGTCGCATGTGGTTATGCCGCCAACACAAGTGTTGTTGGTGATGATGACATTATCGGTGGTAGTTTGTAGATTGTACCCTAATGCACCCGTACCGCTCAACGTGTTACCGACATAATTTCCCGACGCGCTGGCCGATTGTGAGATAAAGACAACACCGTTCGTCGTTGCCGCGCTGTTTGCAATGGTGTTGCCGGTAAACTCGACTTGTCCACCGGCGCCGGGATCGGCAATAACAGCGGTTTCTAAACCTTGTATATTGCTATTACTAACCGAGATTTTGCCGGTGAAATTACCGGATATTTGCAGTCCGGCAAACCCTGGCTGTACTGGCGAACCCGTATGCATGGTGTCGAATTGTATGTTTGCGCCGGCGTCAATCAAGACCTGCGTATCTAAGCCGCCGCTTGGCAAACATTCGATGCATTTGAAAAAGACACTACCACTGCCGCCGTTGCGTTTGGTAACACCGATGGCATTGCCGTATCCACCGCTGAAATCGGAATTTTCGATGTAGACTTCACTCGCTGCGCCGTCAATTTCCAAACCCATATTGTCGGTACGTGCAAAGAAACCCCACAATACACCGTTGTCGTTTGTAGTGGCGCCCATGTTTGGCACTGCCGGCGCGACGCTCCCGGTAGTGCCGCCATTTGGTGTCTGCAACCAATATGTTGACACCGCATTTGTCACGGTGACGATATCGTTTGCGGCGTAAGTGTGCGTACCAATCCAAGCCGATATGGTGGTGCCGGGCGCCGGGAAAGCCGATCCCGGCACTGACGTATCCATTGATAGACCTTGCCAAAATCCGCCGGTGGCGTGTACGGCGTCACCAACGCGAATGTTGGCGTCGCCATAACCACCATGCGCTCCGACATTATAGGCGCGGCCATCACCGGCTTGAAAGTATATTGAATAAAATCCGCCAGTCACCTCGATATCATTCAGCGTATAGCCAACCGCCGATGGTGAGACGATTAACGCGGCAAAGTGCGCTCCGAATGTACCACCGGCGCCGGGAAGGTTTGTCACCGCCGGCCCTATCGGCGGGGTTGTGACACCGCTTGCATTGGTGCCCCAAATGGTCAAATGCTCCAATCCGGCAAAACCATCAGCCAACGTGATAACCGGACTGTCACCGGTGCAAGCGCATAAAACGCTAAACGAACGCGACGCGCCGACAATTTTGATCCCGTGACAGGTGGTGACACCTGAGCGCAACGCGATTGCCGAACCGCCGCCGGCAGGAATGCGAATAGTACCAGAATAATTTTGTGCTCTGCCTTGAAAGACACCGAGCGTGCAAAGATCGTTTATCGCGTTTTGAAATGGCGTGCTGTAGTCCGTGGCGTTGTTGTCGGCAAAAATGCCCCATTGCGTAATCAGCACGTCATTGACACCGGGATGAACCGACATCCACGAATTGTGCGCGCCCGTAATCGGATCGGCAACGGTGATATCGACACACCAGCCGACATCATCGGTGTTGCCATGTGATGCGCAGGTGCCGGATTGTCCGCGAAACAACAACGGTGGTACATCGCCAACAACGTTGATACCATACCGCGACACGGCGGCGCCCGCCGTGGCGCTAGTCGGCAGTAATTTGAGATTGGCATTGCTGGTCACGCCACCGACAGTTATTGAGGGAACAATCGAACTGCCGGAATAGGAAAAGAACACCGGGAAAATGAATGTTACCGCGCCGGTTGCCGGGTCTTGCACATACGGAAAACGCGGCTGGCCGTTACCGCCACCGATGCGAACGAACATCACCAGCGCGAGCAGCACCAACCAACCGACATATTGCGCAAAACGTTTCATTGCAATGGACCTTCTGGCGGTATTTCGACAGCGTGCAAATCGACACCGTTAAGCGTCAATTGCATGGGGTGTCCGGCAGCACGAACTTCCGGCAGTCCTAGCGCCATCGGTGCCGGCGCAGGCGCCGGGGGTGGTGGCGGTTGTTTCGGCGCCGCCGGTGGCGTGGCGTGCGGTGCGCTCGCTGGCATTGCCAGCGGTGCCGGCGGCGCCGCCGGATTGGTAGCCATTGATTTGCTGCCATAGATCACAGCGGCAACGATCATCAGATTGCTCCAATCCATCCATTTGCCGGACGCATTGGCGATCATCGGATAGTGGCGCGCGACATTGCGAATGCCGGTTCCCAACGCGCCGGCTTCATTTTCCGACAGTGCCCACGCGGTGTTACCGGTCAACGCCACCAACAATTGATGGATTGAGAGTAGCGTTACCTCGACACCGTTTAGAGCGTCCGATGATAGGGACGTTTTCTGCCGGGCGGTTCCACTGCCGGGTGGTCGTCCGCGCCGCCGCCGTCCGGCACTATTACCGTCGGGTCCGCTTCCGGCACTTCCGGTGATGGTGGCGGGATTAATGACTGTACTGTTTCCGACAGCGCCATCAGCATTCCCGTTGTTGCCGCTAGGCTCGTTTCCACCGTCACCAGACGGTCGGATTGAGATTGTTGCCATGTTTGGAGTTCCCGCGCCAGAGTTTCCACCGTCATAGCCGCGTCAAGACGCGCCAATGCCGCCTGTTGTTCGGCGACTGCGACGGTTCCTTCCGCGACTGTTTGGGCAACAACAGCCGCCGTTTCCGCCACAACAGCGGCATTTTCCGCCGCTGCTAGTTCGGTATTGATTGTTGCCGCATCTTCACCGGGTTGTACCACAACCGTAACACCGGGTTCCTCTGTTCTAGGTTCCATCTAGTTTCATCTCCCGTGCTAATTCCGGGTGCGTTATATGCAACACCCGCAACACCGCGCGAAACACCCGGTCAACTTCTTGCTCGATTGTGGCGACGCGCTCGCGCATCGCGATCACTTCATGCACTACCGGATCAACAGAAGCCGACGGCATGGCGACAGTTGCCGCCTCGATCGGAATTTCCGTGTTGTGTCCGTCACAACTCCGGTCCGGGGCGCCCGTCAAGCAGCATAAGCCGAGTTGCATGATTGTCGGTGTTGGGTTCATCGCGTGACATCATTTCCGCTAGATATTTCAAGATCGCCGCGTTTTGGTTTTCCAATCGCGCCAACCGCGCGATAACGTCATCGCCAAACGCTTTGAAGTGAACCGCCAGCTTCATCGCCTCTTCGATTTGGGGACCAAATGCCGTCGCCAGCATTTTCAACAACGCTTCATTTAACATCACCGGAACCTTTCGCTATGGCGTTCGCGTGTAGGCGTTTGCGGTGGCAAACCCGCCGGTAAACGCGGTGCCGGCTTTCGCCACCGAAAACTCCAAACCGTTTTGAAACCGGACATTCACGGACGACACAATGTAAACAAGTGCGGTTTGAATTTGCGCGGCAATCGCGGCGCCGCCAAGCGTTGCCTCGCCGATGACATTGCCGTTGCCATCCTTAAACGCCATTGTGACAAGTGTGGTTGCATCGCCACCCGACACCGCGTTGACTTGTATGATGCCGCCGGTAAAGGTGCCGTTAACCGGCGGTGCGATAAGTGTGGTGTCGCTCGATCCCGTTAGGGAAATCTGCGCCGCGTGCGTGCCCGACATAAATACCGATTTGTAGGTAGACATCGGAAATGGTGTAAAGTTGAACACCTGAAAAAATGTAGCATCCGTGGCGAGCGCCATCGATGACACAACGTAGAAAACCAATTCTGTTGCCGCGACCGCGAAGTAATCCTTTTCGCCAGCCGCAACAGTAAATTCAAACCCGCTCTGTTGAAAAATGATTTGAATGTCGGCGCCGGATTGCGTGTTATCAACGTACATACCGCGAATGCGGTCGAAATCACCTTGTTTTGCCGTCAGATTGACAGTACACGCGTTGTTGACGACTTCCGCACCACCCCATGCGATACTGAACGGAATACGTTTAGGTCCGCCGGGCGGATTGATATTCCAGTCATACCCGATAACATTAACAGCGTTGACCGGGTAATTGCCGGATACACTCGGAACCGTCAGATTTGCAGGCATCATTCGCTCCCGGTAATTGACTTATTCTGCGCCGCGCCGGCTGAATATTCAAGCCGCCAATAATTCATTATTCCATGTGCTGCGCAGATCACGCGACATATAGAGTTGTGATCCGTCTTTACCTATGGTTGGTGCTAACATTTTCTTTTTGATAATTGCCCCGTTGCTAATTGCCAGCATATCAGCCCAGGTAACACCGTTCATTCCTTTCGCTCTAACGACTTCTGTTTGATCCGGCTTGCGATAGGCATATAGTTTTTTACCCGCGCCAATATAGGCAATGACATCGGTTTCAATATCCCATGCACCTAATGCAAATGTATCGGTTGGTGTATTGTCGCCTAATCGATGGCAAATAATGCTATCCGTGTCACAATAGACAGGATCGATAGAAGTATGAAGAGCGTCCAATAAAATTGCTCTAGCCGCGCCGGTAATACTGGCGGCGGTCGCGACGTTGTTAAACCGTTGGCTGTCGGTTGGTCGTTGCCAAATCCAATATTGATCTGTTTCGATAGCGGGTAAATCTCCCCAAATATCGATGGCGTTTTCATCGTCCGGCCTTTCCATCGGTTCCGTGATGCAATGCACCTTGAACCGGCGGGGATTTTGCGCAAACTTGCCATAGGCGTTGTTCATCAACAATTTATAGAATAAGACATCGCGTGCAAGGTGCCGGGCGGCAATAACATCACCTATTCGTTCAGCGTCCTTTTGCATTTCTTTGGCGCGTTGCCGCCCCTCATACAACGGCAAGATGAAATTGGAGAAGTTCGTCACTCGATCGAAACTTATCGTTTTGTGAATTTCGACATTGCCAATAAGACCGAGGCGGCTTGCGACTTCATATTCCCATATAGTTGTATTAAACGTTCCTTGACGGATTTTTGTTGTAAGATTTCCACGACTGTCTCTGCCGACAAAGGCGCCGCTGTTATCGCACGATATTGTGAGAAAGATAGTGTCGTGTCGTATTCTGTTGTGAATGCTAAAGTTATTCGACACGGGATGCTCGCGTGTTGCCATCGCATAAGGGTACATGGAATTGACATCATATAACCGGTAGTCCGCCGGTTCGATGACTCCGCCTCTAAGACATTCAACGCGTCCACCAAAAAACCATGATCGGAAATATTCATCGACACCGTTAGATAGTCTTTCAAAGGTGTAATGTTTTTTAAGACGCGCCATAGCCGCTTGCCCGATCGTAAGCGCAAAGCTAAATTCACGCGTGAACGGCTCAACGATTTCGTATAAGGCAACACAGTCATCAATACAGTATTCCGTGATTTGTCGCCGGTTAGCATTGCGTTTCCCTTTCGTGAACAACTGGTAATCGATTTCCGTTTTGCGATTGGCATTTTTGAGTTTTTCCGGGATGATATGTAGACTGTCCCGAATTTCGTGATTGCCAATCTTTGCCGACATCAACGCGCGGCCTTTGAACATGACTTCACCGCGCAGTTTACTAAGCATAAAGAGAAAATCAAACCGACCGCCATTATGGGCATAAATAATATATCGCCCCGGCAATGTAACGATTGCTTGATAGACCTGATAAATCAGCTTATCGTTATCTTCTTCCCAAATAACTACCGGTTCCGGGAACTCCGGCGCGTATAATACAGCAAGAAAGGGAAATATATATGCCCCGGTTGTATTGTCAAATGGGGGTGTTTCAAAATCCAATACTGCAACCTGGCGCGCCGGCCTGGCAGCTTTTATCTTGCGTTTATATCGACGATTTCTTTCGGCACCGGACAATGTCGGGACATCGTCTATCTCGCCGGGATCAAGTCTCACAACTTTCCCCGTCGCCAATCGATAAAATGAGAGACAATTAAACCGAGCGCGATAGCAATAACCGCGCTGATTTCGATTACCGCCATTGCCGCCAGATCAGGATTGCTTTGGTAAATCGCCCATACGCTCATTCGTCGTCCCCATCCTCCTCTTCATCACTTGTCCGAAATCCGCCCGGTGGAATTACCTCAATAAAACCGATATTGAATTTGTGTCCTTTGTCATAGTGGTTTAGAAATTCCTCTAGTTGGTGAACATCGCTAAAGAGAACCCGCGATGTTCCATAGTTCACGCGGTATCTGATACCCGGACCATGGGGCAGATGTTGTATTGTATTGATTGAGGGCGGAATATATAACTTGATTGGTTTTTCTCCACGCACCACGGTTTTGCTTTTCGCGATTACACCGCGTCGTGATAATGTTGTTTTTTCTCCCGGTGATTGCGGCACAACAATATGATTACGCGCCGTTGTAAAAGTACCTTTATATTTTTTGACAACTTCCGGCGGTGCTTTGATTACTTTGGCATTTCCGGTTAGCACATTCCCGAACTTGCGCAATAAAGCATAGGCAGAGCCGCCCGGCTTCTTACCGGGTTTGCCTGCCTGCGATTTGGTCAAACCAGTGCGCCGCAGTCGAGCAATATTTGCCGCTTGCTTTGCCGGCTGGTGTCTAGTAGAAGATTGCTTAACCGCCATCCCGTTCCCACAAACGCGGATCGGCCTAGTGAGCCGCCGGGACTGCCAATCCCGGCGGCTCTTACTTTAACACAAATCTAAAAATCAGAAATGATCTGATATTTGCGCTTCTCTAGCGTTGATATGCCAGGACACCATTGCATAGAAACATG